GAAAAGCTTATGTAAGGGGATATGACGTAGAAAAAATCTCAACTACTATTATTGACGTTGAAAAACCAAGAGATACTAAATCTGTAGATAATGTAAATATTCCTTTTGAAATGGGAAATATTATAAGAGTTAATAACGTATCTGGTACGCCAAGAAAAAGGTATTCAGTAGGATTATATAATCAATTTGCAGGGGCAGGAACTAAAATTGGTGACGCTAGAGTATATAATTTTAGTTTGACAGATGCTGCTTACACTAATGCAGCAACTAATTGGGATCTTTATCTTTATGATATTCAAACATATACAACATTAATTTTAAATTCATCAATTTCAAGTTTAGAATTACCTGCAACATCATTTGTAAAGGGTAAGAGTAGTGGTGCTAGTGGATATGCAGTTGCTGCTGGTGGTGGGTCAGATACAATCAATTTAAGTCAAACTTCCGGGACATTTTCAGTTGGAGAGCAATTGATTATTAATGGTATTGATTTTTCAAGATCCATTAAAACTATAACTTCATATTCTACTGAAGATATTAAATCAGTATATCAGAGCACTGCTGTATCTGGACTTCCTGCTAATTTTAATGCAGATTGTTTACTTGAAAGATTTAGACTTCCAAATGGAGTAGTTGATGTAAATATTGATGGAACAACCGTAAAAAGTGCTGGAAAAGTATTTACTGGAGTAAAAGTTGGATCAATTATCAGATATCAAACTGGATCCAATGATGAAACATTTAATAGAGTAACTGCAGTTTCTGCTGATGGAAGGTCATTAACTGTTACTACAGGTGGATCAGGTGTCTCTGGAGTATACTCACCAACAGTTGGGGTTGGAACATATAAAGTTACACTAGGAGCACCAATTATAAGAAATGAGGGTGCTGGATACCTATATGCCCAACTGCCAGATTCCAACATTTCTTCAGTAAATCTTTCAGATTCATTGTTGACAGCTTCTGAGCAAATAACAGGAGAAACTACAGATGGTTCGGGTGTATTGACCTTTAATTTATCCCAAATTACTGGAATTACTAGTGCATTTTTTACCACATTTGATCAGGAAAGATATTCTGTTCACTATTCTGGAGGTGGAATTGGAACAATAACTTCAGATCAATTTTCTCTTAGTGGTAATACTGTAACTATTAGTGGATTAACTGCGGGACAGACTAATATTACTGTAAATACAACTTTAATTAAAAATGGAATTCAGAGCAAAATAAAAGAGTATAATAGAAGTAAAACACTATCAGTATCACTATCAAAATATTCACAATCTGGAAGTGGGATTAGTTCTTCAATTGGTGATGGACTTACATATAATCAATATTATGGATTGAGAGTTCAAGATGAAGAGATATCACTAAATTATCCAGATGTGGTAAAGGTAATATCAGTATATGAGTCATTTGATTCTTTGGCACCCACATTAGATCAGGTACAATTTACATCTAGTGCTAGTGTAACTACAAATGCAATTATTGGTGAAGATATATTAGGAAATACTAGTAAAGCAGTTGCACGGATTGTTTCGAAACCATCGGTAAACGTTTTGGGAATTGTATATTTAAATTCGGAAAGATTGTCAGCTGGAGAAACTGTAACATTTAAAGATTCAAATATAACTACAGAAATTCAATCTATTACTTTAGGTAAGTATAAGGACATAACAAATTCATATACTTTAGACAAGGGACAAAAAGATCAATACTACGATTATTCGAGGATTGTTAGAAATAAAGGTGAGGTAGAACCTTCTAAACGATTATTAGTGGTATTTGATTATTATTCAGTATCATCTAATGATAACGGTGATGTATTTACTGTATTAAGTTACAATCAAGATAGATTTGCAACTGATATTCCAACTATTGGGCCAAGATCAGTAAGATCTTCAGATACTTTAGACTTTAGACCAAGAGTTCCTGTATTTTCTGGAAGTAGTTCATCACCATTTGATTTTTCTTCAAGAAATTTTACTACCGAACCAAAATTAATCCTTTCACCAAATGAAAGTTCTTTAATCGGATATGAATATTATCTACCAAGAATTGATAAATTATATCTTGATAAATTTGGAAAGTTTATTCTTGAAAAAGGAATATCATCAAAAGATCCAAAAGCACCAAATAAAAATGATGCTGTGATGGAAATTGCAACAATTAAGTTGCCACCATATCTTTATAATCCATCTGATGCTATTCTCTCATTAGTAGATAATAGAAGATATACAATGAGAGACATTGGATTAATTGAGGACAGAGTTGAAAATCTGGAAAGAGTTACTTCATTATCATTACTCGAAATCAATACACAAACTCTTCAAATTCAAGATTCTGAAGGTAAAAATAGATTTAAGAGTGGATTTTTTGTTGATGACTTTAAAAATTATTCTTTGATTAACAAACAATTATCAAATATCAGAGTCAATACTGCAGCAAATGAATTAACACCAATTACCAGTAGAAATTCACTCAAGTCTCAAATTGCACCAGCAACGGCAGTTACTGATGAAGATTTAGATTTATCAGTAAACTTCAATCTATTAGATCCAAATGTCCAAAAGACAGGAAATTCTGTAACTTTAAAATATGAATCTATTGGATGGATTGAACAAGCATTTGCCACAACAGTTGAGAATGTAAATCCATTTAATGTTATAGTTTATTCTGGAGATCTTAAGTTAAATCCAGAAATTGATACTTGGGTAAGAACAATTCAACTTCCAGATAAAAATGTTAGTATAACATTGAATTCAAGTAGAACACTTGAAAGAAATCTAGTAAGTAATGCGTTTGTTACACTAACTCCTATTCAAACTACGAGTAGAAGTACAGTCAATCTTCCTGAGATACGTAGACGAGGAAATGAAAGGGTAGTTGGGGTTGAAAATACACAATCTTCATCAACTGCAACTAGTACTACATCCAATACAACACAAAGTATTGATTATGATACGACAAGTGATGTAGATACAACAATTAGAAATGTTTTATTATCTTCATCCAATGAAACATTTATGAGATCCAGGAATACCCAATTCTCTGCATCTAACCTTAAACCAGGAACACAATTTTATCAGTTCCTCGATGGAAATAGTGGTGTTGATTTTATTCCTAAACTGGTTGAAATAGCAAATGATTCCACATTAGCAAATTATGGTGCTTCTGGATCATTTGCAGTTGGTGAAACTGTGATTGGAACATCTAATGGTAATAATTTAATTTCATTCAGAATTGCAACTCCAAATCATAAGTATGGAGCATTTAATTCACCATCTACAACATATACAACAAATCCATACATTAAGAGTGAATCCATATCATCGGCATATAGTCAATCATCAAAAATTCTGAATATTGATACATCTTCGTTATCACAAGAAGCTCAAGGAAAATACTTTGGATATTTAGTTAAGGGTATGAGACTGGTTGGACAGACCAGTGGTGCAGTTGCATATGTAAAAGATTTAAGACTAATCTCCGATAATTATGGAGATTTGATTGGAGCATTCTACTTAAAAGATCCAAATGCAAATCCAACTCCAACAGTTAGAATTAATACGGGAACTAAGACATTTAAATTGACATCAAGTTCAACGAATGATCTAGGTCTTCCTGGCAGCAATTCAATTTCATCTGCAGAGACAAATTATAATTCAGATGGAACTCTTGAGCAGTGGGAGAATACTGTCACTGCGACTACAAATAATTTAACAACAAAAACCACAACTAACCTAACAACAAATACAACACAATCAGTCACAACAATAAACACCCACACAACAACAACAGTTCAAAGATTTGTTGATCCGCTTGCACAGTCATTTGTTGTTGGTGGCAATGTGGAGGCACCTTCACCAAATTCTACAAATGATGATGTTAACGGAGCGTTTTTAACTGCTGTTGATTTATTCTTTGCAAGTAAGGATAGTGGAAATGCTACGGTAAAAGTTGAGATAAGAACTGTTGAATTGGGAACACCAACAAGAGTTGTTATTGGAAATCCAGTCACATTAAGACCAGATCAAGTTAATGTCTCTAGTAATGGAGAAACTGCAACTAAAGTTACTTTTGATGAACCAATTTATTTGCCACCAGGAAGAGAGTATGCTGTTGTAATTATTTCGGAAAATAGTGATCAATATGAACTATGGACTGCGGTTATGAATGAAAAGACAGTAAATACGCAATCACTTCCAGATGCTGATAGTGTCACTTATTCTAAACAGTTCTCTATGGGAAGTCTGTTTAAATCTCAAAATGGATCTATATGGACTGCAAATCAGTATCAAGATCTCAAGTTTAAACTATATAAAGCACAGTTTACATCATCTACAGGAACTGCATTCTTCTACAATCCAACATTGGATGAAAGTAATGGATATGTCCAAAGATTGGGTAATAATCCATTAACAACTTTACCAAAAACACTTGCGGTTGGAATTACAACAACAACAAGTGCATCATTAATTAGTAATTTATCTAAAGGTAGAAAAGTTGTTGACGGATCAAAATCGTATGTTTATGGATATGTTGTCGGAACAGGAAGTTCTGTCTCATTGGCAGGACTTACTACTGGTGGAAGTAATTATCCAAATATTGATACAAATGTATTAACTTATAATATTACTGGAAGTGGTTCTGGTCTTGTATTGAGTATCACATCAACCGATGGTGTAATTACAGGAATATCAACTGTAACTCCAGGAAATGGATATGCTATTGGGGATGTGGTTGGAATAGTAACCTCTTCAGTCTCAAGTAATACTGGAAAAGATGCTAGAATTACTATTAATGCAATTGGCAATAGTCTTGATACTTTGTACTTATCAAATGTTCAGGGACAATCATTTACTGTCGGTGCCGGAGTAAGTTATTACGATAATAATAATGCATTAGTATCTCTTGCAAGTACTTTTATTAGAAGTTCTTCAAATTCTGGAAATCAATATTCTGGAAACTTTATGAGAGTTGATCATTTTGATCATGGAATGTATGGAAATACCAATAAACTTTCTATTAGGGATGCTCAATCTAGCACAGCACCAACTATTCTTACAGTAACTTTAACTTCACAAGAAGTATCAACTGTTAGTATTGCTGATACTTCAAACTTTGCAACCTTTGAGGGAATTGCAGTAGGTGCCAATAATCCCGGATATATAAAAATTGAGAATGAAATTATTGCATATACTAGTGTTGGAAGTGGAACTTTAACAATTTCTGCCAGTGGAAGAGGAATTGATTCAACAATTGTAGTTCCGCACGATATCAATAGTGCAGTATATAAGTATGAATTAAATGGGGTTTCTTTGAGAAGAATCAATACTACTCATGATATTAGTGATTTGGATATTGGGATGGATAGATATTATATTGAAATTGATAGAACTGCCAATGGAACTAATAGAAGTTCTGATGGAACCCCATCAAGTATGCCACAATTATCATTTACTTCGGAGACAAATCTAGGAGGTTCCAAAGTACTTGCAACTGAAAATATTCAATATAGTTCAATAGTGCCTCATTATGATATTGTTACTCCAGGTTCTTCCACTTCTGCTACTGCTATAGTTAGAACTACTTCTGGAACTAGTGTTGGTGGAAATGAAACATCATTCCTCGATAATGGAATTGAACCAATTCAACTAAATGCACTGAATCCTTTAAAATCAATAAGACTAGTATGTTCTAAAGAAAATGAAACTGCGTATCTTGGCAATTTGCCAAGAAATAAATCATTTACTACTGGAATAACGCTCAACACTTCAGATAATAACTTATCCCCGATTATTTACTTAAATACTGCTTTTACTGAATTTATTTCTAGTCGTTTAAATAATCCAATTTCAGATTATGCGTCAGATGGAAGAGTTAATTCGGTATTAAACGATCCACATGCTGCAGTATATGTTTCAAATACAGTTAACCTTACTCAACCATCTACTACACTAAAGGTTATTTTATCAGCATATCGTCATTCCTCTGCTGATTTTAGAGTTCTATATAGTTTAATTAGACCAGATTCTAGTGAAGTTGATCAATCGTTTGAGTTATTCCCAGGATATGATAATTTAAAATATACAACTGAGGATGGTTATAAAGTTGTAGATAACTCAAAAAATAGTGGATTGCCAGATACTTTTGTGTCACCAAGTCTCGATAACCAATTCCTAGAGTATCAATTTACTGCTGATAATTTAGGATTGTTCAGTGGATATACTATTAAGATTGTAATGTCCGGAACTAATCAGGCATACCCACCAAGAATAAAAGAACTCAGGACACTTGCAGTAAGATGATAAGAGTAGAGGGACATCAGAATCTTTATAGGGACGAACGGTCTGGAGCAATTGTAAATTGCGACTCTGCATCTTATAATCAGTACTTAAACTCATTATCCATCAGAGATTCTCAAAAAAGAGAATTGAATGAAATGAGAAAAGATATTGACGAAATTAAGAACCTTCTTAAGGAGTTATTAAATGGATCCAAATAATATCGAATTGGAAAGTATTCATAAATTATTTGAATATGAGCAACAGGCTAGAATTATAGATAAATTAAATGAAGATGAATTAAGGATATTTGCAAAATCATATTGTAAATTATATCTAAAACAACAAGAAGTAGTGTCCACTCTTGCTTCTCTGTAGATATAAATAGAAAGTAGATATTAAAGATTGTTAAATGGCAGCAGTATATGTCACTAATCTAGTAATAAATTCTGGTGCAGATTTTTCACAATCCTTTACCTTGGAAGGTAGTGAAAGTAATTCTCCATTGAATTTAACCGGATATGCTGTTTATGCTCAACTTAGAAAATGGTCTGGCAGTTCAAACTCTATAGATTTTGTCTCTACGATATCCAATCCATCAACTTTGGGTCAAATATATCTATACCTGTCAGCACAAACTACATCATTTATGAAATCAGGAAGATATGTATATGATATAGTAATTACTGATGTTTATGGTGTTAAAACTAGAGTAGTTGAAGGTATGGTTCTTGTAAGGGAAGGAGTTACTCGATAATGTCCAATATAAAAGTAAGAGTTGGGCAACAAAATACAGTAAAGATACTTGCTAGTGTTTCTGGTGGAAGTGCATTTTCGGAAAATGCGACAAATGCAATAAATGTAATTGGTGGAATTGCATCAGTTAGACAATTACATGTCAGTGGAATATCAACATTTGTTGGAATAGCAACTTTTAGTAATGATGTATATATTGGTGGTGATCTTTACATCCGTGATGATTTAAGATTCGATGAATTTACTGCTAGAAATGCAAATATAACTGGAATTGCAACTGTTTCAGGTGCTTTTTATTATGGACAATATAATACTGGAGGAGTTGCATATTTCGACTCTACTGGTCGTATGGTCTCTACTGGTTCTACCAGTAGTGCAATTAATTATACTAACTATATACTTACAACAGATAATGTTGGGATTACTACCTGGTCTAGTACAATAGATGGAGGAACATACTAATGGCAAAACCAGCAAGTAGGCAACAACTTATAAACTATTGTTTAAGGCGTCTAGGTGCTCCTGTATTAGAGATTAACGTTGATGATGACCAGATAGATGATTTGGTAGACGATGCCCTTCAGTACTTCCAGGAAAGGCATTTTGATGGTGTCGAAAGAATGTACCTGAAGTATAAAATTACACAAGCAGATCTTGACAGAGGTAGAGGTAGAAATGCTAACGGGGTTGGTGTAACTACAACTACAGCAACATCAAATGTTACTGGTATTGGGTCGGTAACATATGATTTTTATGAAACTTCAAATTATATCCAAATACCAGATTCAGTTATAGGTATTGAAAAGATTTTTAAATTTGATACTAGTTCAATTTCTGGTGGAATGTTTAGTATCAAATATCAATTATTCTTAAATGATTTGTATTATTTTAACTCAGTTGAACTCTTGCAATATGCAATGGTTAAATCATATCTTGAGGATATTGATTTCCTATTAACCACAGATAAACAACTTAGATTTAATAAAAGACAGAATAGGTTATATTTGGATCTTGATTGGGCATCACAATCCAAAGATCAATTTATTGTTATCGATTGCTATAGAATCCTTGACCCAAATACATTTACTAATGTTTATAATGATAGTTTTATTAAAAAATATCTTACTGCATTAATTAAGAAGCAATGGGGACAAAATTTAATTAAATTTAAAGGAGTTAAACTGCCTGGTGGGGTCGAATTAAATGGTAGGGAAATATATGAAGATGCTGAAAGAGAATTAGAAGATATTAAGCAAAGAATGGTACTTGAATATGAACTTCCACCCTATGATTTTATTGGTTAATCATGGCACTTAATCCATTTTTTCTACAAGGTTCGGCAAATGAACAAAGATTAATCCAAGAACTTATAAATGAACAATTAAAAATATATGGAGTTGAAGTCACATATATTCCAAGAAAATTTGTAAGAAAGGAGACTATATTAAAAGAAGTAACTTCGTCAAAATTTGATGACAATTTTGCCCTTGAGGCATATATTGCAAATTATGAGGGATACAGTGGATCTGGAGATATTTTAACAAAGTTTGGAATGAGTTTAAAAGACGAACTCACTCTAATTATTTCAAAAGAAAGATTTGAAGATTTTATATCACCATTCTTAGTAGCAATGGATGATGATGAAATTGTACTTGCATCTCGACCAAGAGAGGGTGATATTGTATATTTTCCTTTAGGTGGAAGATTATTTGAAATTAAATTTGTTGAACATGAGCAACCATTTTATCAGTTAGGTAAAACTTATGTTTATGAATTGAAATGCGAACTATTTGAATACGAAGATGAAGTTCTCGATACGTCTATTGATGAAATTGATCAAAGATTGCAGGATCAGGGATATATTACATCTTTAGAATTGATATCAATAGGTTCCACTGCAACTGCATCATCTACATTATCCACTGGATATGTTCAAAAGGTTTATTTAACAAATGATGGTTATGGGTATACATCATCTCCAGTTGTTGCAATATCTTCTGCACCGGTTGGTGGAATCAACGCAAGTGCTGTTGCTATTACAACGAGTGTTGGTGGAGTTTACTCTATTAGAGACATTGTTCTGACAAATGCCGGTGCTGGATATTCTGTTGCTCCATCAATTGTGATCAGTGGTGGAGGTGGATCTGGAGCAGCTGCAACCTGTGGAATACAAACTGCATATAATGGTATAAGAATTATTAGTATTGGGAATAGTGGAACTGGATATACGACTCCTCCCGTCATTTCAATCAGTACTCCAACAACTGGGCCAGGAATCGCAGCTTCTGCATTTGCAACTCTTCAAGGTGCAAATATTTCTCAAATATATGTCTCAAATGCTGGAGCAGGATTTACGATTGCACCAACAATTACAATAGGTTCCCCTTCAATTATTTCAGGAACTGGTAATTTTATTTTCAATGAGGAAGTAGTCGGATCTATCTCAGGAACTATTGCAAGAGTTAAATCTTGGGATAAAGATACTAATATTTTAAATATATCGATTAATAACGGACAATTTTATCCAGGAGAACTCATTGTCGGTTCCGCATCTTCTGCAAGATATTCAATTAAACAACATGATATGACAACATTGCATGATAAATACCAAGAAAATGATGAAATCGAAACAGAAGCGGATCTTATCATAGATTTCTCAGAATCAAATCCATTTGGTAACTATTAATGCTAGGAACTTACTATTATCATCAAATTATAAGAAAGACAATTATTGCTTTCGGAACAGTTTTTAATCAAATCCACATTCAGCATCAAGATACCAATGATAGTGTAATTAGTGATATGAGAGTTCCATTGGCATATGGACCAATGCAAAAGTTTTTGGCAAGAATTGAACAGCAACCAGAATTAAATAAACCAATTGCAATGACATTACCTAGAATGTCATTTGAAATGAACTCGATTCAGTATGATGCAACAAGAAAGGCAGGAGTTACTCAAAGTTTTAAGGCATCAGACGGCACAAATCTAAAGAAGGTTTTTATGCCTGTTCCATATAATATCGGATTTGAACTTAATATTCTAACAAAATTGAATGATGATGCCTTACAGATTGTTGAGCAAATTCTTCCATACTTTCAACCATCATTTAATCTAACGGTAGATTTGATTGATTCTATTGGAGAAAAAAGAGATATTCCAATTGTTTTAGACTCAGTATCGTTTCAAGATGATTATGAGGGGGATTTTTCCACAAGAAGATCCTTAATATATACTTTACAATTTACGGCAAAGACATATCTGTTTGGCCCCATTGCTAATAGTACAGATGGTCTCATCCGTAAGGTTCAAGTTGATATGTATACAAGTACAGATACAACAACTGCCAAACGTGAAATGAGATATACAGTAACTCCAGACCCTATTGATGCCGCACCAGACGATGACTTTGGATTCAATGAGAATTGGGAGTTCTTCAATGACTCCAAGACTTATAGTCCAACACAACAGACTGATATTTGATAACTTATGGCAAATAATTATGGGGATATTGATAAGGCACTCAATATCGAGAGCAGTATAGTTGAGGTAGAAAGACCTATAGAAAAAATTGATGCTGTACCATCAAAACCTGATGATATTAGGAAAGATTATGAATATACTCGTGCCAATCTTTATTCATTGATTGAGAAGGGGCAGGAGGCAATTAATGGAATTATGGAACTTGCCGGTGAAGGTGGAAGTCCTAGAGCATATGAAGTTGCCGGACAATTAATTAAGAGTGTTGCAGATACAACTGATAAATTAATTGATTTGCAGAAGAAACTAAAGGATGTTGAAGAAGATACTGTAAAATCACCAAGTAGTGTAACCAATAATGCCCTGTTTGTTGGTTCAACATCAGAACTTTCAAAAATACTCAAACAAGGTTTTCTAAATAATAAAGATTAGTCTTTGCAAATAATGAACAAGCAATTGAAATCATATAAAACTGTGGGGCAAATTGTGAAAAAACATCGTATGAGTGTTTCTGAAGGCACCGATACGCTTGAGTATGATTGGCATACTCCAATT